CAAATTTACCCATGTTCATGATTCTACGTCAGCCCTCAAGTGGGTTATTGAAACAATACTTGACAGTAACCCAAACGCTGATATAGAAGTTGATTTTATAAAAGAATATAAACCAACAATACATTAGAGGAGTTTTTACATGATTACATTTTATAATGAATTACCACTAGACCACAAAAAGCCTTTGCATGATTTAATGGAAAAATGGGCAATAGATATTTACTATGATATGGATAGTGATGATAGATTAAATTTTAGTGGAGATTATTGCAGAGAACAAGCATGGGATTCAATAGGTGAACATTTATGGTATGAAGGTTTATGTGTAAATGTACCTGTAGGTAAAACATTTGTTCAATTAGGAATGTCTAATCATGGATATAAGCGTATTAATGAAATATATAAAGACCCAGATTGTCAACATTGTGGTGACGAGTGGGAATATCAATGTTATGAATGTGAGAAAGCAGAGAGGGAGATGTTAGATGAATAGATTTATTATAGATTATGATGTTGTGAGCATCGCACAATCACTATGCGATCAGCATATTGTAAAGATGCCATTGGAAGAGTGCCAGATGTTATGCACAGTAGAAGTAATTATGAATATGCGTATAGTTTATATTGTTCTATGCTAGGGGAATACCACCACAGATATAACAAATGGCATGGCGCAGGAAAACACAGTATTGCCTTATCTAAAGGTGGTCAGTTCTTACCAGAGTTAGGCATTACAAAGCACCCTCAATGCTTTTCTGGGCATGACCATTTGAAAACAGACGAGTTCTTGCCAGTAAATGCCTATCGTAAGTTTTATTATGTTGACAAGATGCGATTCGCTAGATACAACAAGGGCAGATATATGCCAGAATGGTTAAGTGAAATGAGGATTGACAATGCCGAAAACGTATTATAAAAAAGTGAGAACACCTAAACCACGCAATCCAGTTTTTGCAAACATGGTGCAAAGAAAAACTTTGTCGATAGGGGATAAGCGTGAAAAGGTTGCAAGACGTAGGCATCAGCATGAGATGTTTCAAGCTAAACTTTTGAGAAAGGAGTTAAAAGATGACAGTTAAAGATTTAATTGATAGATTATGTATGTTAGATGACTCTAAAGATGTTGTGTTCTATAACTTGAATAATGATGATTTAGAGGGTAGAGAATTAGAAACCATACTTGATGTAGATGGTCATGTGGAAATAACTATAGGGGAGTATAGAGATGCAGATTAGTAAAATTTATTTTGATCTGGTAGATTTAAAAGCTACTATTGATGCCCATAAGCTGAGAGATATTAAGCGTGTGCATGATGGTACAGATAATGAAGATACCATTGGAGATTTAATTGATGATTTGTTAGAGGAGATAGGTAATGTATAAATCAAGATATTATAAGACAGTTGCAAGTTTCTTTGATGGTTTCTCTGGCACGATGATTGCTTTAGACAAGCTAGGCATTACACCAGACGAGTATCATGCTTTTGAGATTGACCCTTATTCAAGTGCAGTAAGTCGGTATAACTATCCTAATATCATTCGTCATGGCGATGCACGAAATTGGGAAGTTCTCAAGGGTAAAAAGATTGACCTCTTGGTTGCAGGATTCCCTTGCCAGAGTTATTCGGTTGCAGGGTTGCAGAAGTTCCAAGATGACCCAAGAGATATGTCAAAGGTATTGCTTGACGCTATCAAAGAATTAGATGTAGATAAGATATTGATTGAGAATGTTGCATCAATGCCAAAGGCTTGGAAAGATTATTTTACTGAAATGTTTCAAAGCATATTCCCAGACGTAGTATGTCACGAGGTAAACAGTTCGGTAAAGTCTGGTCAATCTCGTAGGCGATTATATTGGACAAACATTGAATTTGATGTCATGGAACTTATGTCCGATAGTGGGATAGTTATGAATGATATTCTTGAAGATGGTGCGATGGCAGATAGAGATAAATCACATTGCCTAGATGCTAATTACTTAGGGTATACAGCCGACAAGGTAAAGCACCCTCTCTTACCACGATGCAAGGTGGTCACAGAGAGCCAAAGGTCGCTTGTGGGGAGATGTATTGGAGAGCCTTAACACCTCTTGAATGTGAAAGGTTGCAAACTGTTCCAGATCAGTATACTGAGTATGGCACATTCTTAGATGACAGATGGGCAGACTCCCCAGAAGATGTTAAGTCAATTAGTAAATCACAGAGATATAAGATGCTTGGAAATGGTTTCACAGTAGACGTTATATCCACAATTTTGAAAGGAGTAAGTAATGAAACATAAAGATAAAGAACTAAGGGCAAAGTATTTAAAGTTTGCCAATGTGTTAGCTGATATAGAGTGTACTACATCAGATAAGTGTCCAATTACATATGAACAAGTATGTGAGCTTGACAGTTTATTGTATGCAATAAAGCATGACTATGGTTTTGAATATAAGAAGATTAAGAATCATAATGGTGATTACTTCCAAAGTTCTTATAATGGTTTAGTATTTAAAGAGGACAACCCAGATGATTAAACTTATTCAATATGCTGTAGTATTTGAACCTTTTGAAGAAGAGGGTTTGGAATATGTCAAACAAGGGTGTGGAGCAATGTGGGACGATAAGAGTCCAATCAAACTGTTCGACACCCACGAAGAAGCACAGAAAGAAGCAGACAAGTGGAACACAGGACAGGTGGTGCAATATGGATGATGATGATGTAAAACAACAAGCCTTAGAGCAAGCACGACAATCGTATGGGTTGTTCATTTGGTTTGTGAAGTGGTTCAGCTACATTATGATATTTATGATCGTGCTGATGTTTATGAACAACTGGTTTGATGATGGAACTGGTAGCCGATTTATGCCAGATGAAATATATGAAGATCAATATGACCCACAAGGTCTTAACAAGAAGAAAGGAATATAGTATGATTACAGAAAAAGATATGAAGTCTTGGGTAGAAAATTATGATGAAGCTATTGAAACATTAATGTGGATTGTTAATGATAACTATACAAAAGATGATATGGTTTCAGCGATCACCACTTTCAAAGAGGAGATGCAAGATGAAGCCATATCATAACAAGGGATTCTTCCCTGCTTTCACAGTTATTGTCTTAGCTTTTTTTATCTTACCTTTGATATTGATGATGGGCATGGACGATACCTTTGAAAGATTTACAAACAAGTATTTTCCAAAGGCAGAGTGTTGGGAAACAGCAAAGCATGAACGTGTATGCAAGCGTTTCAACAACTGCAAATTCATGAGGAACTTCTGTCATGACTGAGGGACAGGTATTGTTGTTGACTATAGCATTTGTTATAGTCATAACCTTGTTGACTAATGCAGTTGTAGGGATATTTATATAATGAGGATAGTAGAATGATATTAGAAACAGCATTTATGTGTATGGCATTAAACATATACCACGAAGCGAAGAACCAATCTATGCTAGGGCAGATAGCTGTAGGACAGGTTGTTATGAATAGGGTGGCAGACAGCCGTTTTCCAGACAACGTATGTGATGTAGTAACTGAAGCTGTCACATACAAAGGTACAAATAAACCTGTACTGCACAAGTGTCAATTTAGTTGGTGGTGTGATGGTCAGAAAGACGAGCCAGATTTTACAAGTAATGCGTGGTGGGACGCACAAGAATACGCATCCATTGTTTTATCTGGGACGATAGTTCTGGACGTTACAGAGGGAGCTACGCACTATCATGCAACTTATGTGCGTCCTGCATGGGCGAAAACTAAAACCAAAACAACAAGAATTGATCGGCATATATTTTACAGATGGGAAAGGTAGGGTAGTTTATGAGATATGTACAGAAACGTAAATTAGCAGATGGTAAAACACATTACCGATTTAACCCACCACAGACTTTAGTTGATGAGGGAGTGGTAAAACGCAAAGAATTAGGTACAGATTTGCGTATAGTGAAGGTTGCTGCGAATCAGTTTAATGAAAAAATAAATGACTACAGATCGAGTCAAGAGAAAATTAGAAATATTAAGAGGGCGAGTACATTGTCAGATTTAATAGACAGCTACTATTTATCTAATGATTTCAATATGTTAAGAGATAGTTCTAAAGTTGATTATAAATATTTTTTAGAGATTTTGCGACAAACATCTGGGTCAAAAAAGTTTATGTCGGTTACAACTAGAGATGCAAAAAATGCATACGAGGGTTGGGTAAAACGAGGAGTGACTTTGGCTAACCATGTTTGCTCTTGTGCGTCTATTGTATTTAATTATGCTATTCACATGGAGTATACTACGTTTAATCCTTACAAATCTGTTAAAAAACGTCTGCCAAAGAAGAGAAAAGTGGTCTGGACAGATGAAGAAGTGATAAAAATGCTTGACTTCTGTTATAGTGACTTCAAATATCGTAGTATTGGACTAATTGTGCAGATGGCATACGAGTGGTGTCAGCGTATTGGTGATATGCGAGAGTTGAAATGGGAAAATTTGTTTTTAGATAGGTCGGAACTGTTTTTGGAGCAATCTAAACGTAGGTCGCAAGTGTTCTTACCTATCTCTGAGGACTTGAACACCATGTTGAAGCAACAAAAGGAAGAGTTTGGCTTCCAACCCTATGTGTGTCCCAAAATAAAGCCTGTACAGGGCGTGTATGTACCTTATGGGAAGTATGAGATAGGAATGTTGGCAAGGCGTGTCATGAGGAAGATAGGGCTGTCTGATGACTTACGACTTATGGACTTACGAAGAACTGGAGTTACACAAATGGTCGATGCAGGTGTAGATATCAGCCAGATTATGTCTGTTACAGGGCATACAAACATAAGTTCGGTACAGCCTTACATAAAAAATACATTCACAAGTGCAAACAATGCATTGACAAAAAGAACGAATCATGTTAAAAGCACTTTAAGTGCAGACAGTGAAAGTGATATAATATGATAAATGATATATACAGTTTAGTGTTACAGTTAGAGTTACGTGATGGAGAAACTAAGCGTATGGATTGTCCTAATTGTAATGGTTATAAAACTTTTACTGCCACTAACAATATGGGTAGTCTTGTATGGAATTGTTACAAGGCATCCTGTTCTGTATCTGGTGGAGTTCGTGTCCAGTTGACATCGGAAGATATTAAGAAGTCTTTGGGTTATGCTGTAAAAGAGTTGGACAATGCTGACTTTGTAATGCCAGAGTATGTTGTACCGTACAGTGGACAGCGTGAGATTAATAGGTTCACAGAGAGGTTCGGTATTGATGAATGGGAATTACATTACGATGTAAAAGATAATCGTGCTGTCTTTCCGATTGTACACAATGGTATCACAGTTGATGCTATCGGCAGGTCGTTAAGAAATAGCTTGCCAAAGTGGAAAAAGTATGGTACAAGTGGATTGCCGTTTTCTTATGGGTTAGGGAAAGTGGCAGTTGTGGTTGAGGATTGCGTGAGTGCTTGCGTGGTCGGTGGAGATGAATTTGTGGGTGTTGCTGTGTTGGGTACATCTCTTTCGGAAACACATAAAAAGTATTTATCGCAGTTCTCAACCGTTATCGTGGCACTAGACCCAGACGCATTGCCAAAAACTGTAGCATTTAGTAAAGAGTTAAGAGGTCATGTTGACAACGTAAAAATATTACGCTTGACAGATGATCTAAAGTACAGTAGAGAGATAGACATACACAATTTAAAAAGAATGGGAGACACAGCATGGAATTAAGTTTAGTTAGAAGTTTGATGGACAGGGCATTTTATGACGAGCATAGAGGTGCTAGATGCCCAGACAGATTATTCAGTAAAGATGTACGCAAGATTAAAAATGCGATTGACAAAGCGATGTACAACTACGAGAGAACCGTCACACCAGACGAGATCGAAGCGTTGTTCATGGCGAACAATCCTACACTAACAACTGCACAGAAAGGTGCATATGGAGATTTATTCAAACGGATTAAGAAAGAAAATCCTTTGGGTAATGATGTGGCACAGGAAGTCTTATCAAAGTTATTCCAACAAGTTGTGGGTGAAGATATTGCCAATCTAGGTTTCGATTATGTAAATGGTTCGCAAACAAGCCTTGAACCTTTGCGTAATATTCTTGAAAGCTATGGTGATGACTTCACACCCAATCTTAACGTAGAGTGGGATGATATGGATGTAGACACTTTGCTACAGAAAAACGATATGGAAGCCAGATGGTCTTTCAATATACCGTCCCTTACTAGGGTCGTTGAGGGTGTCAACGATGGACACCTTATCGAAGTGGGTGCTAGACCTAACACAGGTAAAACGTCTTTTCATGCGAGTTTGATTGCAGGAGTAAATGGTTTCGCAAGGCAGGGTGCTAAGTGTGTCGTGCTTTGCAATGAAGAGGGAAGTCACCGTGTGGGTCTACGCTACCTCACTTCAGCTACTGGTATGGACAAGTATCAGATAAAAGATAATCCTAGCAAAGCAAAAGAGTTGTATGCACCAATCCAAAAGAATGTCAAGCTACGTGATGCCACTGGCAAAGATATGTCTTGGGTTGAAAGTGTGTGCAAGTCTTATTCACCAGATGTCGTTGTTCTTGATATGGGTGACAAGTTTGCTAAGACACAAGGTTTTGCACGACAAGACG